ACCACTGTTCGGTAATATTAATTTGACTACAAAACTCTTTGTATGTTTTCATTAGTCTGGTGAAATTTTCTTGATATTATATTTTTTAATATTAGAAGCTGTAGCATCAATTTCTTTTTGTTTTTCTTGTGTAGATCTTAAATCAAAAGGAAGGGTTGTTCTTCCTGCCACAACTTGTTCTAAAAAGTCTTTAAATGATCTCATTTTTTCTTACCACCATTTTTAGCTTTCTTGGCAGTTGCATTACCACTGTTCTGTTTGGCATTAGCAGACTTACCTTTTTTGTTCTTGGGTTTGCCCATTGAAATAGTGAGTGATAACACTCTATTTAGATAAAAAAAGGGGTCCTTTCGGACCCCTTGCACTTCCTTCACACAGAAGTATTTAGATCACATCAGGTTGGTAACCTTGACGCGACGATAGTAACGGTTAGCGTTCTGAGTCAGAGCGCCAAGACCCTGGGTTGTACCCTCAGCAAATGGGTTAGCAACCATACCGTAACGGGTCTTAAAGCCGATCTTAGGCTGGAAGCTGTTCTCACCAACGGCACGTACCATTTGGAGAGGAACATATGGGCAATAGAAGAGACCAGCGTCATAAGGTGAAGAACCCTTATAACCTACAACGTAGTAGTGGTTGGCCTCAGCACCGCCAGAGGCAGCATAAGGATCGATATAAACGCGATACTTACCATTGATGGTTCCAGCAAAGGTGTTGCCAGTGTCATCAACGTTCAGGTTAGCGTTCAGGGCAGGGGTGTAATCAAGTACACCAGCCATTGTGAGTGCCGAAGCAACATCAGCGGAAGTTACGATGATGTTACCCTTTCCTCTACGAGTTCTCTGAGCAATAGCGTTAGCGTCGCGCTCGATTTGGAACAGCAGACCCTTGAACTTCTCAACCGACCAACGACCGTTGGAGTCAACGTCCAGGTCGAAAGTACCAGCGGTAGCAACGTTAGCCTGAGCACCAGACTCAGCAACCTTGTAGATGGTACGAACAACTTCTCTGTTGATCTCAGCAAGGATCTCAGTTGAGAGGATGTTAGCCAGTTCAGCCTCAGCGTTCAGACCGTGGATGGCCTTCAGGTCTTGGGCGAGTTCCAGTGAGTACTCAGCCTTCAGGGCGCGTGACTTAGCGGTAACGGTGACTTTCTCGATCGAGAACGCCATTTCGCGGAAAGCATTGCTTCCAGTACCGTCCAGGTTCTCAGAGTCACCTGTAACCATACCCTGACCAACGTTGTACAGGGCCTGAGCGGTGTCAGTTGAACCCAGTACGGAGGGGTTGGTGCCAGACTGAGCAGCGGTTGTACCGAAACCAGCATTACGCGAGGTGAAACCAGCGGTCAGATCAAGACCAGCGTCTTGAGTTGAGAACGCCGAATCGGGCTCGTTGAAGAAGGCTTCAGTGCCACTCTGACTGGAGTAGCGCGAACGCATTGCGAAGATCAGTCCAGTAGGACCGTTCATTGGTTGAACGCCAGCGATGTCGTAGGCGATCAGGTTAGGCATCGAACGTCTGATCAGAGAGATCAGAACGGGGTCGAAACCAGCGGTGGGGCCAGCAGCAGCTGAACCGGCACCGAAACCACCACTAGCGCCAGCAGCATTAGCGGCGTTGGTTGGGGTTTCATACAGGAATTCTCTTTCCTCACGGAGGAATCTTTCTTGGTTTTCCAGCAGGACAGCGGTTACCGCTTTACGATGGGCATCCTTGATATCACCAAGGCCTTCATGATTCAGAAGAGGTGCCCACTTTTCCTGCAGATGCTCTGATTGGAACATTTGCGTTTACCTATAAGTAAGTGTTTTTGTGTTTGATAATCTTAAATTCACTTTTTAGCGACTTGATCCAGGATGCTCATATAAGTTGCCATTGCGCCTGAATAATTGGCGGCAGCTTCTTCGTTTAACACCTGCTCAGAAGTCTCTTTCTGAACTCTCTGACCGAAGTATGACTCCTTCAGAGTTTCCAGTTTTTCACGATATGATTCTTCACTTTCAAACTCAACACTCTCGGCGAGTTGGGCGAGCTTCTCTTTTTGGCTCAGGGCAAGACCCTCAGCAACATCAGATACGATCCCATCGGCAACCGACTCTGCAAGTCGTTTGTTCAGGGAGACATTTCTTTCGATCTGCTCGTTGAGTTTAGTCTCCATTTCATCAAGTTTTTCTACCATGCTCTCGACAACATCGTATCTATCTTCAGGGATTTCAACATAATGTGCTTCAAAAAGTTCCTTCATACCAGAAAGGAACGATTCTGTCATTTCGGTCTTAAGACCTTGTTCGACAGCAATTTCATTTTCTTGGAGCCATTCGTCAGCGACGTACTCCAGATAAGAATCTACACGCTCGATGAGGGCAGACTTAACAGCCTCAATTTCCTCAACGATGCGCTCTTCGTTTTGCTTCTCCATTTCTTCTGCAATCTGAGCAACTTTGGAGTTGATTGCAGCTTCAAAAATGGTTTTAGCTTTCTCTTGGAACTCTTCGGTGAGTTCTTCACCAGAGAAAAGGGCATTCATATCCTCTTCGATATCGTACTCAGGAGTTTCAACGATTTCTTCTTCGGTCACTTCCTCTTCCTCAGCGACGATTTCTTGAGTTTCATCGACCTCTTCAGCCTCTTCACGGGCCATGGCAGGTTTCGCGCCACGATTAACAACGTCGCTTACAGTCTTGACTTTTGGTTCACGCAGTTTTGCGGAATCATCGTCAGATCTGTAATTGTCGGGAGTAGGTCCGCCGAGGTCTTCATAGGAACCGGCACCCGATGTATCCATCGGCATACCAGCAGCTGCATTAGCGTTAACGGCAGTCTTGGATTGAGCTGTGCCTACTTCCATTTCTTGTAAATTTTTGCCACGGGACATTTGAACTCTCCGATTAAGACTCTATTAGTGTAATTAATCTATCTTTATTTATAAATTAGAGATTTCCCAAGAAATCTTGGAAAAGCTTTAACTTGTTCTCTTGCAGTTGACGTGAATCAACAAGAGTATTGATTTTTTTATATGTCTTCTCCGCAAGTCTTTCGCGAAGAATACCACCTTCCCAGATCCACTCTTTTCCTTCCATAATGCCGTCAACAAAGGCATCTGGAGCGGATGGATCAGCAACGATGTCGGCTGCAGTGGCAAGCATAAAATCTTCACCAACTACGTTGACACCCTCGTTATTCATACGAACTGAACCCACACCGCGAGAGGAAACCCCAAGTTTCACTCCTTCATCAAGAAGTGATTGAGTTATATTTCCCATCGGTGTATTTAGGATCTTGGCACGACCAATAAAATTGGTGCCTTCCTGAACCAGAGAAACAATCTTGTGAGAAACACGATCAAGGTTTACTGTTGGTCCATCGGGGTGGCCAAGTTCGCCCAGAGCACGACCCTTCTGAACAAAGTTTTCGTTATAACGATTTACTTCTCTTGCAAGGGTTTCGCAAGGATACATTCTCCCGTTGCGATTTCTGATATCACCTTGAAGGAAAATACCTTCAATGTGCATAGACTTTTTACCGTTGCGTGATTCAACGATAACTTCTACGTTTTCGATTTCTTCTCTGATCAGTTTCATTGTCTTAGTTTGTAAAACCTACTTTGGTAACTTGAACCGTTCCACCAGTTACATGAATAAGATCATCTGCTCTTTTAACTACAATCTCTGTCGTATTATTGAGCATTGTAAAAGTTGAAAACCCGACAAACCCTGCGGTTTGAAGACCAACAACTACGGCACCACCAGAGGCATTGACAACCCTAACAACAGTAGCACTACCAACAGATGTACTGTTGCCGATGCCAGTGGCTAAGTTTGATTCATTACCTAATGGTTTAATCTGTTGATTAGCCATCCTCTTCCTCTTGAGTTAAATCTTCATTTTCATCATAATCATATTCAGTTTCATCACCAAAAAGATCGGCAGCAACTACAGGTCTTCCGGCTTCAAGTCTGTCTGCAGCTTTTGCATACAGAGCATCTTTAATTGCATCACTAATTTCGTGTGCGGGTGCATCATTCAGCACCAAATCAACTAAACTTGCAGAATCCACAATAATGTTAATACACTACCAATTATTTATATTTCCCCTCCTTCAGGGGTTTCAGTTGATTTGGTATTAATTTCGGGGTCAGTCATAGAAGGTGGATTAGCCTTCGTTTGTAAGTCAACAGCTTGGCTAGCCAAATCCATTTGTTGCATCATCAATGGATCTGGATACAATCCAGCTTCAACCTCTGCAGCAATCAAACGATCCTGTTCGATGATTTCTTCATCAGTTTGACGTAACAACTTACGTCTTACATAATCTTGTGAGAAGTACTTACCAACATATGTCTCAGCTTGTGCAGCATTATTCATTCTCTCTTGGAAGAGTTCACTCTCTTTTAACTCTGCGAAATGATTATCATAAACATAATCAAACTGAATATGTTCGTGCATCATCTCCCAGTCAGCTGGAGTCACAACGTTCTTCAGAAGAAGTTGTGTCTTCAACATATCCAGGAACATATTGGAGAATCTCTTACGAAGACGACCAACAAACTTACTGAATTTCAGTTCATCTCTCAAGATTTCGGATGATCTTCCAAGATTGAATCCTTGATCGGATCCAAGACGAGATTCAGGAACACCCAAAGACTTATAGAGTTTTTTCTGGAAATATTGAATGTCTGTGATTTCACCAAGGTTTTGGCCACCAGGAAGTGTGGTAATTTCGGTTCCTCTACCACCTTCACGGCGAGGAAGCCAAAAATCTTCCAACATACTCATAAACTTTTTGTCGTCGCGAATCTCACCAGTATTCGCATCATAGACCAGTTTAGATCTATAACGATTCATTACCTCTCTGAGATATTGTTCTGCTTTTACTTTGGGCAGATTACCAACATCAATATAGAAAATACGACGTTCTGGAGCCCTTGAAAGTCTGTAGATTACAAGGGAGTCTTCAATCATTCTCAGTTGATTCAGAGCTTTGATTCCTTTATGCAACCAAGACAATGTAATGTTTTTGTTTCTATCTACCAGTCCAGATGTTGTATACGTAACTGCATCTTTCGCAATTTTAATAACGTTGGCTTGTCCAGCACTAGGGACGTATGCAGTTTTTCCTGAGTTTGGATTGTATTCAAAATACTCTTCTAATTCAGGAGTTGTGATTGCACTTTCTTTGACGTTAAGTCTTGCCAGATTTGGATCTTTCTTTTTCGATTGACGAACGTATTTGATCTTAAGAGCATCCACGTATCTCAGCTCTTGAATACCAGCGTGAGGATCTTGAAGATCAATTACTTTGTGATAATAAAGTCTACCATCAATATACCAGTTGCGGAATATTTCGTGTGCTTTTGAGTCAAAATCTAAAAGATCTTTGATGTATTTGAACTCATCTCTAATAATTTTTTTGATGTTGTCACCAACATTTAAATTTTGAAGATCGATCTCAACGGGGCTGTCGCTGAGATCGGAAACAATTGCTTCGTTTACAACATCTTCGATTGCCTCATCGCACTCAGGGTGAAGAGACATTTCTCTATATCTTCTAATTAATTCATATTCATTTCTGAATACACCTTCAATATCAACATATTGTCCATAGAATCCACTACTTACATAGTAGTCGGATTTATCTGCATCGTTTTGCGGAACAGGAGAAACCGCACCACGGGGCAGAAGGTCCCCGTCAGCCCCTTCTATGGAGAAACCAAATAATTTAGACATCTTGTCAGGGTTATCTTATGGTCTATTTATCAACGGACCACAGCGTTACCTTGGGCATTCAGAGCTTCCCACCACTGAACTTGGAATTCAACGGAGAACTCTTCGATAACGTTATTGGAATCGTAAGAAAGTTCAATCGATGAAATGTTGGTTGGGAATACGCCGTGGAAATGATACGATCTCAGAATGGGCACAGTATTGCCAGAAGCAGCGGGTTGACCAGCTGGGTTGGTGATAGGTGCTCTACCAAGTTGATGAACGTAAGCTTCCTGTTGATAAACTGTTGGGTTTACTTCACCAGCATTATCGGAGTGCTTATTAATGACGT